AACTCAATATATTTAGAGGTAATCTTTACGAGCATGATGCTCTGGAACTATCTTACCAAGATGAATTGAAAGAAGACCATCTTCAAACACAACTTCTTTAATCTCTACATCATCAGTAAGTTGCCACCCCCTTTGAAATGATCTTTGAGCCATGCCACGATGAACATACTCATTTTCTTTCTTTTCTTCTTTCTTACCTTCAACAATTAGTTTACCGTGCTCCGTATAAACTTTGACTTCCTTCTTTTTGAATCCTGCAAGTGCAATCTCTAAAGTGGATTCGTGATTATTTTCTTGAATTATGTTGAAAGGCGGCCAAGAAGAATTAGAATTTTCCCAAAAATTCTGTATGGTTCTATCTAAACCAATGCTGTTTGTTGTTATTTTATCAAACAGTTCTGCTAAATCCTTAGCTCTATAAATGTTTGTCATAGTTCTCCTTTAATAAGCGAGTGTGAATTGTGGATCCTTACGGCATCCACTACTATTTAACCATAAACACAAAAAAAGAGGGGTGTTGAAACCCCTCCATGTAATTTAATTATAGTTCGGTTGAGTGTCAAAAAACTCATCTAAGGTTTCCATTTCAGACTCTTCAATGACTTCTTCAACATCTTTCATATCAAACTCAGACAATCCAATGGTTTCTAAGAATGATGATTCAAATCCAAAGTGCTCATAAGATAACATCTTATCTTCATCCTTTAAGACATATTTACAATATGGATTATATGCTAATCTTATAAAGTGGAATGCCACTGTTTCATAAGGTTTTCCTTGTGCTCTCGGAGTAATATAACTTGAAGGATCAAGTTTTTTCTCTTCATATGCCCACTTTAATGCTGCGATTGATATGTCATTATCATAACCCCATGCACCATTGAAAAGATTATCCATCTGAAGCATATGACAATATCCTAGTACAAGGAATACTGAGAGTTGAGGTACTTGTGCACCTGTCCAAACTCTCTTTATGGAATAAGCAGCATCTGAAAGATGTTGTCCTTGTCCTAAATTATCATGTAGATAATCATTTCTAAATTGTCCGATACCTGTTATCACACGAGCATCTTTAGCTTTTTCAAGATCAGGAAGGACATCAGTTCCTAAACATAGTTTAGCAGCTTTTAAGGCTCCATATGTAAGAGTTGCTGATTGAACATTTGTGCGAAGTTCAGCAACAAATCTCTCAACTGGTGTTAAAGGTTTAGGTGTGTCATTTTTCTTCTCAAATAACCAACACGCAACCACATCAGCATGTATTGGTTTAGCACCTCTGGTTGGCGCAGTTGACTTAATGACCAATGCGTTATTCCAACCAAACTCTGGTAACTGAGTAGAGTCAGCGGATAATTTTCCTACAGCACGATGTCTTGAGTCCCAGTTTATGGTAAGACCAGATCTGCAATCATGTAAGATATCTGCAAATCCTGCAAGAGTGGGATCATATCCTTTGTTGAAAAGTGAAACACAGTGTTTTGGGTAGAAAATTCTGTTCCATGCTGCATCAATCCAAGTTTCATCTTCTGGACGATACATCAAACCTTGAATAAAATTTTCAGATTCAAAAAGAGGTAAAAACGCATACCCCTGTTCATCAATTTGTGTTTGAAAATTAGATAGTGTTTTTATCTGCTCTGATGAACTTGTAAATTTTATAACTGGTTCATTGTAGAGTTTAACACCACCAGTTAATTTGTTTTTATGAGCTTCTGGTAACTTAGTGAAGTCTTCTTTTACTTCATATAAGTTAGCGTGTCTTGAAATAGTTTTTCCGAGTTCTTTAACTTTGTTAAAGACTCTCTTCCTAATGGAAGTTTTTTTTGTTTTTGCCATGGTAATCCTTGGGTGTGAATTTCAATCTTCGTAGGTGAGATTGGTGTATGTATTTATCTTATCAAACAAAATTATGTTTGTCTATAAGTGTTAGGATTTCAAGATATCTTTGAGTTTTCTGTAAGTATCTTGCCATCCATTTACACTATAGTTTATTCCTCCCAACTTGTCAATAGCTTGTGCTAAAGGATAATCATTCTGTCCCTCTTTCATCATATCACCAAAGAA